CTTCATTAAAGGATTTCCACCACCCCTTAATCCTTTTTGAGCATCTGGTTTTTTCTTTGCCTGATTGGATTTTTCTAAATTTGCTTCAGCTCTACGTCTATCTCTTTTTTCTTTCTGCTTTTTCGCAAAGTCAAACATAGACTTTCTTATCTTCTTTGTACTCTTAGTTCTATTGGAAATTGATTTTTTAAGTTTCGTAGTACTCTTAGAAATCGATTTACCAAATGATTTTGTACCCTTAGCAGCAGATTTACCTGCTTTAGCACCTACTTTACCCATAGTTTTAGCACCTGCTGCAACTCCTTTGACGGTTGCACCTGCTGCTTTACCAAGTACTGCTCCTACTTTTAATGCTCCTGCTGCTATTGCTGGTAATGGCATCTTAAGTCACCACATTATAATGCATCTTAGAATACATAACATAAAAATTATCAGGATCAGCAGATGGAATTGAAGGTACACTAGTTGTAGGAGATCCTGATGATCCTTGGGGTGCTCCAGGTGAAGCAGGTGCAGCAGCTTTTTTCATAACAACATTTGGTTTAGGATCTGCCATAGGACCTGGTGTTGTAGTTGGAGTTACCTTAGAAACATTAGAATCTGTTGCACTTGCAGATACAGATTGTGATGTAGAAGTTGAAGATACAGTTGATACTTGTTTTTGTGGTTTTCCACTAACTAAAGAATCATATTTTGCTCGTATTTCATCCTGTCTCTGTTTTATTAATTCCTTATCTTCTTTCGTATGAAATTTTACAGTCTTTTTATTACGACCTTTACCAGTAATTTTTGTTCCACTCATAGGAACTTCATTCGGAACATTTTCTATTTCCGCATTCATCTTATTTTTTAATTCATGAAGTTTTGCTCTTTCTGCTTCAACTTCTTCCAATATTTTTAATTGTTCTGGATCTTTCGTAGCTTTTTTACCACCTTTACCAGACTTAACCCTACCCCGTGTATCCATTCCAGCATCTATTAGTCTTTGATCAAGTTCCTTATGTTTATCTTTAAGTGCTCCACCACCAGTTACTTTATCTTCACCCCAATTCCATAATTTCTTGACACCCAACAATAAACCACCAACACCAGCAGCAATAGCAAGAGTTATTAAACCAGGTGGTGATAATAAAAATCCCAATATTGCTCCACCAACAGTTGCAATTACACCTACAACAGAAGCAATTATACCAGGAAGTGCTAAAAGACCTCCACTTAATAAAAGGAATACACCACCAACAACACCCAAAGCTCCCAGTACATTATTCCTTATTTCCTTTAATTTTTCTTTATCACCATCCATAAATGCCTTTATTGCCTCAAATCCCCTATTAGTCATCCATCCAGCAAATAATACAAGAAAAGCATCCTTTAATTTTTGAAGAATTCCTCCTACTTTTTTCCCAACCATTTGAACTGGTTGTAATAGAGTCTTCTTCATCTTATTAGGAGCTTCTAATCCTTCTTCTGCAGCATCTCTTTGACCCTCTTCTATTGCTTTTGCTTCAGCTTGTTGTTGCTGTAATAACTCCTTTCTCTTCTGCTCACTATCATTCTTTAAAAAATCTGCAAATCTTTGTATATGACTTTTAACAACATTCTTAAGAAGCGTTATTTTCTTAGAATTAGATTTAACGCTTTCTGAAATTTCTGCTACTAAGTCTTCTAAAGCTTTTACTCTACTTCCTATTTTTGAATTTTGTGGTTCTGCATCTGCACCTGAATCTGGTGCCTGTAATCCACCAGCACGAGGATTAATAGCACTACCAAGAGCACTACTACCACCAGACACTATTGCTCCACCTGCTGCAGACGCAGATCTACCAACAAATTTAGCAGCATTTATTTTTTGTTTTCTAAATATTGCCTTCCTATCAGCGACAGATAAATATTCTCCTCCACTAGTAGTTCCAGAACTCCATATTGGTTCTTTACCCATACCTTTTTTAACACCATCACGAACACCAGCAGCATATCCACCAGCAGCACCACGTTTAGCCAACATACTGGCTCCACCTGTCACCATTGCTCCACCTGCCTTTCCTGGAGGTAATGCTCCTGCTGAACTTGATCCAGGTAATAGTGCAGTCATTTTATTTTATATTCCTCCTTTTTGTTTCTGCTTTAAATTTTCATCTTCAATATATTGTTCCAATAATGCAACATATATATCCTTTTCCCAAGGAATCATATTTTCTAACTCTGTTATTGAATATTTATGATGTTGCATCAAAGCAAAATTAATTTTAAAGTATGACGCAAGATCAGTATGCGCCATACTTACTCGAAAAAAGACGACAACCCTTCCAATACAATTTCATTTTGAACTTTAGTTTTTGGATTAGTTACTTTCACAGTATGTGATAATTTAGGCATTGTCTCAAAGAAAGTCTCAATTTGTTTAAATTGTTGTGAACTTAATTGCTCTAAAAATTCAGTAAGTTCTTTCTTAGTACAATCAGATGCAGCCCATGATTCTTCTTCATTAAACACCTGTTCAATACATGCTGTAATCATATCAAAAGATTCAGTAATACCAATATTAGCAGCATCAATATCAAAATTATTTTTAACAAATTCTGCTAGAGATGGATATTTCAATCTCATTATCAAATTATCATCTAATTTAATATCTTTAGTATGTTTAGGATCTGTTTTAATTTTTATTTCATCAAGAGCAATAGTTATTGGAACTTTAGTTTCTCCATCATCAGGACAAGTAATGATAACATCAACAGTTTCCCCAACAGATTTACCTCTGATATTTAAAAATAGATATTCGATATCAAATGTTGATAACTTATCAACTTTAATACCTCTAGTCAAAATACAATTACCAATAACAGTTTTTATTGCATCAGTAATTTGCTTTTGATCTTCAGATTCCATTGCAATAATTAGAATCTTTTCTTCTTTAACTAAAAATGGTCTATATTTAACTTTTCTATTACTAGAAGGTAGTACCAACTCATAAGTTGGTGCAGTAATTTTTGGTAATGGCATAATGTTTACAGCACTTCAGTATGTTTATTTAGCTTGATTATCTAAGCTATAAATTCTTGAGGAAACTCTACAGGAACTAAGTCTGGTACTTGTGGTGGTTTAGAAGGTATATTATTTTCATTAGCACCTCTTCTTCTACTTATACTAGTTTCTCTACCTGCAATATATCTTTCATAATTAAATGTTACATCCATTTTCAAAGCATCAGAATTACCATACTGGATAGGAGTAGAATTTAAACCAATAGGAAACATTCCAAAAAATGTATATTCTATTTGATTTTTGTAATCTCTATCAAACTTAACTATTTTTGTCTTATCAGCTTTATATCCACTACGAGGTTCTCTAGGATATTTCATCCTATAATGATAACCAACATCTGATTTATTTTCACCAGATCCATTAGTAATATACTCCATCCAATGTTCCATAAATTTAATCATTTTATATTCTTTATCAACATAAAATTGTAAAGACATTTGATCAAACATTCTGGTATGAACAAATTTTTCAGTTACTCCAGTAAAATTACCTGTTATAGATGCAGTTGATAAATTACTTCCTGGTAACATAGCAGTATGACATAATAATCCAGCATTTTCACCAATAAATCTTCTATTTACACCTTTACTGCTCAAATGAGCCAACAAATCTCCAGATAATCCATCAAAAAATACTTGATAATGAGATGTTTGTGCAACATTACCAATTATTGAAGTAAAATCAGATATCCTTTTTTTCTTAATACGCATCTAAATAATTTACGATTATGATGTAAAACTATTTAGATGTCTTATAAAGGAAAATATAAACCTAGATGTCCCAAGAAATATAAAGGAAATCCAACCAAGATAATTTATAGATCTTCATGGGAATTGAAGTTTATGAGATATTGTGATAGTAATCAAAATATATTGGAATGGGGAAGTGAAGAATTTTGTTTACCATACAAGTCACCACTAGATAATAGAGTTCATAGATACTTTCCAGATTTTTATATTAAAGTGAGAGAAAGTACAGGAATAATCAAACAAATTATCATTGAAGTAAAACCAAAAAGACAATGTATGGAACCTAAAAAACCAAAAAGAAAAACAAGAGGATATATCTATGAAGTTCGTGAATATGTAAAAAATCAGGCAAAATGGAAGGCAGCAGAAGAATATTGTATTGATAGAGGATTTGAATTCAAGATATTAACAGAAGACGAACTAGGTATTACCAAATGACATTCAGTTACCCAA